CACCCCATAGTACCCACAACATATAGTACCCACACCCCATAGTACCCACACCCCATAGTACCACACCCCATAGGGTAGGGGAGTGGGTACATAATGCAGACTATTTAGTTGCTGCTGGCCGGGAGTACGTTGGTTGCCTGATTGTTGCTGCCCGTTTTTTACCAGCAGATTGTTATTGCCTACAGTAGACACATTGCACCACTGACAATAAGACGCATCCCGGTAACATTGATATTACCGGACTGTGTATTGCGGGTGTTACACACGGCCAGCCGAGCACCTCCATTAACCGAAATGAAAGAAGTTGATGGGCCGTCCAGCATGACATTTGTCAGTAGCACGTCTATGGCATTTGTTAAAGACACAAAAAAGGGCAAAATATGCACCATATTGTGCAACATTTGCACCTTGATAGATGGTATAATATACATAATCCAATATAGGGGCACTAAACAAGAAAGGACGGTTATCAATGACACGCAAAGAAAAAAAAACATGATTCTTGAAAAGCTACAGGCGACAGTAGATTACAATATGCGGCTTTATTGTTGGTAAAGATGATTAACCCGCCTGACGATGGCCGATTAGCTACCGGCCGAAACAGCCGCAAGGCTGCCGCGGGAAGCTACCGCGGAAAGGATGACTGACAAATGAAAGATCTGATTGGAGGCACCGACCTGCTAGTATTGGCAAGCGTTATTTCTGGTCTTGGTGAGGAGGATTAACAGCATGGAAATGCGTAAATTTATCATTGAACGGCACCCGGATGGACAAATGACCTGGTGCGAATATGAGGACCCTAGGGATTACGATAAAAAAAAGAGCGTATACAATACAGCTTTGCGTGATGTTATCAATCGTCTGAATGTTGAGCACGCGAATTACATGACAAAGTTCTTTATTACTGATAGCGATAAAGACCGCGCCGACTATTTAAAATCCGCGGGTACTTGCAAGCGACTGGTGCACATTATAGAGAATATGGCTAAATAGTCGAAACGGCCCTACGGGCCGTCTACCGGGACCGCCCGCCCGGTACTGATGAGACAGGGCAGAAAGGAATAACTACCATGATGAAACGTAACAACAAGAAGTCCACCGACAAGAAGTCCACCGACAAGAAGTCCACCGACAAGAAGACCAACAAGCGGAAGACCAACTACATCAACCTACCGGCCCTGGAGGATGTAGTCGAGATTGAAGACGGCGCAATGTGGCTGAAATCCGGCAAATATGATTCACCGTCGGTCAGTGTCAAGATTTCGGACGACGACACGTTGTCCGATTGGATGCGCAAGATTACCCTGCGAAACGTCGTTTTGACCGTCGAGGAGAACGACAGGGGGTATCCGGAGCTGGTCATTTCCGGCCAGAGCGACGAAGACGACGAAGACGACGCAGGTGACGAGTGAGGAGTTCGTCCCCTGCCCCGATGAAGACGATTTGCCGTTTTGACGGTGGGCGGCCTCTGGCCGCCCTTATTTTATAGGAGGTGAACCGCTTGAAACAGAACTGCAGCAAGGCCACCTTGATTGAATGCGACGACCCTATGTTGTATCTTGCTACCGCCATTGTATATAGTGGCGTCGTCGCAAAGGATATAGCTTTTTTCCGTTCTGCGTGGGCCAAAACGGTATTTGACGGCCTGGGCATTGATGCGAACCCCCTTGACTGGTACCATATGATCATGGATAGAAAGGAGCGCACAAAGCATGGCAACAGGTGCAGCTAAAGCACGGGCGACCCTCAAATACAGCCCAGAGCTATATACTCCCTACGCCCTGGAATCCTGGCCAGATAGCCAGATGCGAAAAGAATACACCCGATTGCGCGATATCGCTCAGAAACGTTTGAAACGTCTATCACAGGACCCTATCAGCGGGACCAGTGATGTATATAAAGAATTTGCTGGAGGTTTTCCGACCATAAAGGCAATGCGTGGGGACCGAAAAGCATTGGAGCAAGCCTTGGCAGATGTAGCGCGGTTCGTCCGCTCCAAAGGCTCCACCGTAGGTGGTGCCCGTGTGAAGTTCAAACAAAAGATGAAATTAGGCTACATTGATACCGACGATGTGCCAGAAGATCAGTACACGGCAGTGTCTGAGTGGTGGGAGATCGTCAAGGCATCCGGCGTATACTACTATCCGTCAGACCAGCTGGTCATGTACTGGCGCGAAAAAGGCGGCTATAACGTTAGTATTGACGATTTAAAAAAATGGCAGCAAGGCGAGGTTAGCTATGGCAAAGATTGGGAGTACAGCGACAGCAGCAGCTCTGCCTACCTGCGCGGAGGTTTTGGCGGAGGCCTGTAACTATAATCCCGTCCCCTGGCTCATGGAACACCTGGACAGGAAGCACACCAAAGGGAAAAAGCGCGAAACCAACAAAAAGCGCTTGTATGTGAATGTACCGTGCGCTTTCGACATTGAAACAAGTCGGGTATGTGTTGATGCGGATGGTAACCCTCATACCATTATGTATATATGGCAATGTCAACTGGGCTTGGATATAACCATCATAGGTAGAACATGGGATGAATGGATTAAATTTACAGGCGCAATCAGTGATTATTTGCAGGCCAACAGCGGCCCACAAGGTGACTGGTACCTGTGCATGTATGTGCATAACCTGGCCCACGAATTTCAATACCTGTCCGGCGTTCTGGATTTTGGCCCCGGCGATGTGTTTGCCAGTAAACCCCGCCGGGTGCTGAAATGTGATAACCGCGCAATAGAATACCGGTGCAGTATGAGACACAGTAACTTGTCGCTGGATGCATGGGGCAAGCAGCTTGGTGCCCCTCATGCAAAGATGACCGGTGCACTTGACTACTCTAAAGTGCGGTATCCCTGGACCCCGCTATCATCCACCGAATTGGCTTACTGTGTAAATGATGTGCGCTGCATCGTGGAATGCCTTTTGATCGAAATGCGGCGCGATGGAGACGACCTTTATACTCTGCCGCTGACCCGCACCGGGTACGTCCGGCGTATGGCCCGGGAAGCAATGTATAAATGGGGCATCAAACGGGTGAAGCGGCTGTTACCGTCGTGGGACCTGTACCAGATGTTGCGGGAGGCTTTCCGGGGTGGAGACACCCACGCAAACCGCTACTATGTGGGGCTGCGTCTGGAAAACGTAGGGTCCGTGGACATGTCCAGCGCATACCCTGCTGCACAGTGTGAATGCTACTTCCCTATGACTCCATTCCGTCAGGAACCGGCTACCGTCGGGCGCCTCATGCAATGCATGAGGCACGGAAAAGCGTGTCTCATGCGCTTGCAGGTAAAAGGCTTGCGCCAACGTTACAAGTGGTGGGGATTCCCATATATCCCCCTTGCAAAGGTCCGGCACTGTGAGGGATATATAAACGATAACGGACGTTTACTTTCGGCAGATCATTTCGAGATCACTATAACGGATATAGATTTTCGCATTATCGCAAAGGAGTATGACTGGGACGCTCTCAATGTGCTGGACCTTTACACGTCCGACTATGGAAAACTTCCAAAGCCGCTGACGGACTGTGTAAAAGACAGCTACATCGGCAAAACGTCGCTCAAAGGCATACCAGGGCAGGAACTCTACTACGTGAAATCCAAAGGCGATTTGAATAGCTACTACGGTATGACCGCACAGGACCCGCTACAACTGGACACTCTTTTCGATGAAGACGACCCGGACAACCTGTGGAGTGAATGCACCGACGACCCAGAGGGCAGCTATAACGACCATTGCCCGCACCTGTTTCTGCCGTATCAATGGGGCGTGTGGACAACGGCCCACACCCGGAAACGCCTTAAGATTGCTCAATGGGCAGCCGGTAAAAATGGTGTGTATTGTGATACAGATAGTGTCAAATATTTGGGTGATATTGATTTGTCCGATTTTAACAAAGCGGTTCGGAAACTGGCAAAAGATAACGGTGCTTGTGCTACCGACCGCAAAGGCACTGTGCATTACATGGGCGTGTATGAGCAGGAGCGCAGTTATGCGGAGTTTATGACGTGGGGTGCCAAAAAGTACGCAACCACATACACCAAAGGCGGTCCCATCACAACCACCATTGCCGGTGTGAGTAAACGCAAAGGTGGTCTGGAGCTGGCCCTATGGGGCGGTTTTGAGGCATTCAAGCCCTGCTTTACTTTCTGCCTTGCCGCAGGAAACCAGGTTATTTACAATGACCGGCCAAAGGTCCCCGACTTTGTGGTGGACGGGCACACAGTACATATTACAAGAAATTTATGTATTTGCGACAATACATACACACTAGGTATCACAGACGAGTATGCAAAGATACTCGGCTATAAGATCATGGAGGTTGTTTGATGATTAAGCTTTACACAGACGACGGCTGGCCGAACTTCTCCGAAAATGACGGCATCTTGTCCACCGGTGCACCCATTATTTTTATATGGGGTGGACGCGGAACCGGTAAGACCTATGGAGCACTCAAACACGTGCACCAGACCGGGGAAGAATTTTTGTACTTGCGCCGCACCCCGCAGCAGGCGGAACTTATTTGTGCGTCGCCCAGTATGTGGCCCTGGTCCCCCCTGAATGACGATTTGCAGACGCATTATGCGCCGTTCAAACTTCCCAAAATTGCGGGGCTGTATGAAGTGGGCAATGCCGGGGCGTACACTGACACCGGCAGCCCCATCAAACCGGCCAAAATGGCCGGAGTTGTGGGAAGTGTTGTCACCCTGGCCCGCACCCGTGGTTTCTCAAGTCCTCATACCAATATTATCATTTTGGACGAATATCAGAAAGAGGAATCCGACTACTACCGACGCGGCGAGGGTGTGGGCCTTGCAAATATCTATGAGACGGTCAACCGTAACCGTGAATTGCAAGGCAAAAAGCCCCTGACCCTGCTTTGTATGTCAAATGCCGTCGGCATGGCGAACCCCTACTACATGCAATGGGAAATCACCGACACGGTGGAAAAGATGATCGGCAAAAAAGAGCGCGTCAAGCTGCTGGCCGATAAAGGTATTTTGTTGATCGACCTGGTAGACAGTCCTATAGCCAAAGAGAAAGCAAGCACCGCCCTTTATCGGTCCATGAGCGGTACCGACTTTTATAGATCAGCCATTGAAAACCAATACAGCGCAGAGGAGAAAAGCTTGGTGGTGTCCCGGCCCTTGAGGGAATATTACTCACTGGTGCAGATCGGGCGGTGCTGTATCTATGAGCACAAGAGCAAACCCCTGTATTATGTGTGTCGGCACCGGTCCGGTAATATGCCGATGTATGGAACCGGAGAATTTGAGCGGAAGCGGTTCCGCGCTGCGTATGGATACATTTGGCCCGCGTACTTGCAAAGGCAGATCGAATTTGAGCGGTACTCAGACGAAATCTTTTTCCGCGAATACTGCGGGACTTGACAATTTTTGCACAATCGAATATACTAAAGATAATCCCCGGTGCCCATCGGCAGCCGCCAGAAGCGGCGGGCAAGCGTCAGCCAGCGCGAGAACCGGGGATTTACTTGTATCTTAGGAGGTGCGTAAAAATGGATATTACCAGTTTGATGCAGGCTATTTCCAACGTGGGTTTCCCCATTGCCGCGTTCCTGCTCATGTGGTATCAATGCAACACGGTGGTCAAGGAGAACACAGCGGCAATCACCGAAATGCGGCTGGCCCTGGACGACCTGAAAAAGGAGGGCTGACCAATGGGCTGTTTTATCATTTTCGCCCAGGCTATCACCAACGAGCGCGCGTTTCTGCTGGCTGACCTGTGCGCACGATTGAAAATCGACTACTATAGCGACTGGGCCGACGACGCCCACACGCGGCAGTGCTGCGCGGTGGGTCCTGTCACCAAAGGCGATAAAGACCAGGTAGTCACCTGCCTGGCAAATGAAAAATATGTTGTAATGGAGACGATCAAAATTGAAAATCAGTGAAAAAGTGGCCCTTGCCCGGGCCGGGTATAGTAAAGCAGAGATCGAAGCCATGGAAGAACCCGCACAGAATCCTACCCCGGCCCCTGCTGTGCAGAATCCCGTGATTCCGCAGCAGGTCCCGCCCACGGCGGCCCCAGCCACTGTACAGAATCAGCAGACCACCCCGCCCGCACAGACGGGCGGTCAGTATGACGGCCTGGAAGTTCTGCTTCAGCAGATTTTGCAGGGACAGCAGGCCAGCACCCAGGCAATGCAGGCCATGACCCAGACCATGCAGGCCAACGCGGCGAGCATGGGTGTGCAGCAGCAGCCCGCAGCTACCGCCGACACTATCACGGCCCGCATTATCGACCCGACCTACGGAAAGGATGTGAACTGATATGCCCCTTGGCATGGACTTTGCGGATATTTCCGCGATTTTGACCGAGATCAACAAGCTGGCCACCGGCCAGGAATCCACCACGCCCATCGTGGACACGTCCACTTTTACCAGTGTCGCACAGGCCACGTTGCTTACCGGCACCGACAATTACACCAAAGCCATTTCCCAGGTGCTGGGCCGTACCATTTTCGCGGTCCGGCCCTATGACGCACCCATGCGCAACTTGCAGGTTACCGGCGACGACTGGGCGAACCACCGTCGCAAAATCAACTTTTGCGATTCAGACCCCGTGACCGATAAGGCGTGGGCGCTGACCGATGGCCAGACTGTAGATATGTACGAGGTGCACAAGCCCAAAGTGCTACAGACCAACTACTACGGCCAGACCAACTACTCCCGCGTGTACACCCAGGCGGACACCCAGATGGAAGCGGCTTTCAAAGGCCCCGAGGAACTGGCAGAGTTCTGGTCCTCTTTTGTGCTGCATCTGTCGAACCAAATCGAGGCCGACCGGCGAAACCTGGCCGCCAACCTTATGGCGAACCATCTTACCGGCATGACCGTTACGAACCCGGACAGCGTGGTCTATCTGCTGGACGAGTACAACGCCCAGCAGGGTACAAATCTCACGGTGCAGGATGTATACAAGGAAGCAAACTTCCCCGGATTTGCTGCCTATGCATATGGTCGAATCAACGATATTTCCCGACTGCTCAAAGAGCGGTCTATCAAGTGGCATCAGAATTGGACCATCGATGGCACCAAGTATGACTTGATGCGGCACACCCCGTATGATCGGCAGCACCTGTATCTGTACAGCGGTACCCAGAGCCAAATCGACGCTAAAGTGATTCCGCAGGTCTACCACGATAACCTGCTGAGATACAGGGATGCCGAACTTATCACGTTCTGGCAGAACATCGACAAGCGCGACCAGATCAGCGCCACCCCGGTGGTCACCACCGCCGAAGGTGTCGCCCAGAAAAATGCAGCGGTACAGCTTTCCAACGTTTTCGGCTGTCTGCTGGACTTTGATGCTATCGGCTACACCCCGCGTCTCTCCCGTATCGTCCCCACGCCTATGAACGCCCGGGGCCTGTATACCAATTTCTGGTATCACTACGGCTGGTCCTGGTATGACGACTTTACCGAGAATGCGGTGCTTTTCCTCATGAAGGCAGCCGATGTTGGTGCACCCGAAGAAATGAAGCGCACAAGTCTGCTGAAGTCTTCCACCACCAAAGAAGTCGACCCGGCGAAGTCCTGAACATCGGCGGGCATCTGCCCGCCGATATTTTATAAGGAGGTGCCCACGTGCAAGCAACCTTTTACGTTTTCCCAAAACGCACCAACAGCACCAAACGCCCTACCAGCGGCAGCCCGTATAATATCGAGGTTAAGTCCCCCTGTAACATAATCAATCCCGAAATCAAGATTGCCACAAATGCAAATCCGACCGGATACAATTATTGTTACATTCCCACGTGGTCCCGGTATTACTGGGTGAAAAACTGGACGTTCGCAGATGGTCTATGGACGGGATCGCTGGTGGCGGATGCGCTGGCAAGCTACCGGGACCAGATCGGCAGCAGCACCCAGTATGTGCTCAGATCGTCGGCGCAGTATAACGGGAATATTGTAGACACCCTGTATCCTACCACCGCAGAGTACACCAGTGCACACAATTCATGCACAAAAATTTTCGGCGATGATGTGAACCAGGGTAGCTATATTGTATCTGTGATATGCTCCGGGTATGTGGGTTTTGGGTGCACTACATATTGGTCCATGAGCAACGCAGCTTTCCGGGAGTTTCGGAAAGCGTTGTTGTCAAATACGGACTATTTAGGCATGGATGCCGAGGAAATCAGCGAAGGACTGACAAAGGCTCTTTTTAATCCATACCAATACCTTGTATCGTGTATGTGGTTTCCGTTTGATGCACCATCGGACCCTGCATTATCCACATCCAGCCTGACTGTGGGGTGGTGGGATATAACCCTTGGAGATTCTTTCCAGGCGGGCATAGTAAATAGTGGGTTCGACACTAAAACTTTTATTGACGCTGTAGGAATCCCAAAGCATCCGCAGGCATCCGACCGGGGGGCCTATGTCAACATGACCCCTTATAGCAACTACATTTTGTATTATCCGCCGTTTGGAGAAATACAGATCGACACCACTAAAGTGGTAAATTCCGATGCGTTGCATCTCAAAACTGTAATTGACATGTATAGCGGCATGGGTTACCTGTATGTATCGGCTGATGCAAATTTTACAAAAATTATAGCTGTGAGATCGGCACAAGTGGGGGTTACTGTTTCCCTGGCTCAAATTGCAAACAAGACCCTTGACAGTGTGGGGGATGTTGTAAGTGCAGCAGCCAATGGCCTATATGGATTTGCCAAAGGGGTTGCCAACTTCTTTGCCGGTAACACCGATGCAGGCGGGATTTTAAATGCTGTAGGCGATGCAGCCGAGAAAAGCGTCACCACCGCCCAGTACAAAGGCGCCGCCGGTGCGGTTTCTGTCTATACCGCCCCTGGATACTTGCAAGCGTATTTTCAGCGTATCGCCGACGACAACAACGAGGACCACGGGCGACCCCTGTGCAGACGGGTGCAGTTGTCCAGTATTCCGGGGTATATCATGGTAGATGACCCGGATATATCCTTGCCAGCTACCGCAGCAGAGATTGACAGCGTCAAGAGCTATCTCAAAAACGGCTTTTTCTATGAGTAAAGGAGGTGCATATAATGGCATACAAGCAGAGTATTACGGATATGCCTACCATTACCGTAACTGCCGGGTACCCCGCGTACTCCGATGGCACGGCCCACCGTGGAATTGATACGGTGCATGGCGACCATAAGGCATTCGCCCCGGCCTCTGGTACTGTAGTAGTGGCCCAGGTATGGGACGGCCACACCATCACCGGGGACCAGTCATGGGGCAACATGATCAAGGTGCAGATGGCCGACGGCCGCACCTGGCGTGCGGCCCATTTTGCAAGCCAGCTCTGGCACGTGGGCGATACCATCAACAAAGGCGACTTTATCGGAACCCAGGGTGAGACCGGCAACGCAACCGGCATTCACACGCATTGGGAATACGCTACCGCAGGTGGTGCGCTGCTGGACCCGTCCGGCATTATCGGTATTCCCAATGCCCGGGGCGTCTATGATGTAGAATGGGACGCCAGTGTAGACCCCGGCCCGGGTCCTGACCCCGGCCCGGGTCCTGACCCTGACCCGGACCCCTGGCCGAAGGGTAAAATCCCGGTATGGCTCATGTTCAAAATGGCAAAGAGGGGGCGTCTATTGTGAGTGTTCCACCTTATAGCTATGAACAGGTCAACGCCTACACGTCCCCGGTCACACCATCTGTAGTTCACACGAAAGGTAACGCCCTGTCGTATTATTTCCGGAAATATCTTTTTCTGGAAGCGGTGTCTATGGTGAAATGGGTGCTGCCCGATACCTGGCCGCAGAACCGGCTTGAATACCTGGTGTTCGGTGAGGGCGGTGTATCTGTATTCAACACTGACAGATACGGCCTTGTATATGATCATATGGGACTAACCGGTCTGAATGTTTTTTACAACCCCACCCATACGGTGATTGCAAACCCCTTTATCAAGGGCACGAAATATTTGCAGATCGGCAAGCAGTGCGAAATCATCCATTTGCAGCCGGACTACCGCGGCATGGTTGATATTGTGGCCTACTATGGGGATATGATGGCCCTTGCGGCCCAGACCATCCAAAGCAACTTAATCAACAGCCGCCTTGCCTACGTGTTCGCAGCCGGTAACAAAGCGGGGGCCGAATCTTTTAAAAAGATGTTCGACCAGATCATGCAGGGAAACCCCGCTGTCTTTGTAGATTCTGCCTTGCTCAAAACGTACAAAAGCGGCGCTTCCGGGCAGGCCCCGTGGATGTACTTTGCCACGGACCTAAAGGGCAATTTTATCACCAACGAGCTTTTGACGGCCCTAAAAACCATTAAAGCTCTGTTTGATACTGAAGTAGGCATCCCCAACACCAACACAAGCAAAAAAGAGCGGATGTTGACCGATGAAGTAAATTCCAACAACGTGGAAACGGCTGCAAAGGCGTCTTTGTGGCTGGACAGCTTGCAGCGAGGTTGTGAGCGGGTGCACAAGTTGTTTGGCCTGGACAAGTCTACTTTGTGGGTAGACTGGCGATTCCCACCCGATACCGGTACACAGGAGGTGACAGACGATGCACACGACACTCAGTTTTGACGGGCTGTTGAGTGGGTATCCTACACTGTTTGACGGTTTGAAGGTGCCGGAGGGAGTGGACAAAGAGACTGTCATTGAAAACTTGTTGATCAGCACCATGGAACTGGAAGTAATGATAAGCAGCGGGCCAGTCATGGCCCGGGCCTTGGCTGCCTATTCTGCCGTGATGCTTCCTAGCTGGACACGCTACGCAAAAGCCCTGGGCCTGGAATATAACCCCCTGGATACCGACGAGCGTACAAGGACCCTGGAGCATTCCGGGGAAGATAGAAACACACGGTCCCCGAATCTGACCACCACGGGCCAGAATAACGGCAGTGATTCCACTACCCGGGAAGTCGTGGGGTTCGATTCCGCGCAGCTTCAGATGTCAGAGAAAAATACAACCCAGCTTGGAACCGGAAACACCATCACAAGCACCGGCACCGATAAGACCGAGGGCACGAACCAATACACCGACACTGAAATATATCAAGGCCGGGCCGGTAAATCTGCCCAAAGTCTGGTGGCAGCAGAAATTGCCCTGGCATCTGAAAACATCGTTGCAAAAATTGTGGACGATATAAAGCAGAAATTTTGTCTGCTTGTATATTAAGGAGGTGGAAACATGGACGTATTTCACGGGTACCCCTATACCAATTTCCATGATTTGAATCTTGACTGGATTTTGCAGAAAATGGGCGAGTTTTCCGACAAGCTGGAAAATTTTATTAGCCTGTCAACCATCAAGTACGCGAATCCGCTTTTGTGGGACATCACCAGCCAGTACGAAGAAAATACTGTTGTCGTGGACAAAAACGGCAATGCATATTTGTCTGTGCAGCCGGTGCCCTCTGGTGTGTCCCTGGAAAGGACCGAATACTGGACCAAAATCGGCAATTTCGATGAATTGTGGGGGTCCATCAAGGCGTCTATTACGCCGTTCGACGAGAAACTTAAAACAACCGCAAGTGCTGACCGTGGTATCAATACGCTGGTATGGCTAGATAATGACCTGCACAGGGTAACCCAGTATATGCAAGTCGGCACCGAGTACGTGCCCGGCACCAACTGCGTGGAAACCAGCGTGAACGAGATTTTCGCGTATATTCTGGGCCTTGACCATGCAAAGTACGAGGATGATACCGAAACTCTTATTCTCGGATTTTTCGAGGACACGCAGAAAATTGTTGTTGCAGGAGACACGCACGAGTACAACCCCGCTAACGAAACCATCAAAATCGTAGGAAGATAAGGAGGAACTACTATGCCTGATGTATCTATTTTCAATGTAGCCGGTACAGCCATCAATGTAAAGGACGCTACGGCCCGGAGCCAGGCGGCCAACGCACTTTCCGCCGCAAAGGCAGCCCAGACTACGGTCACTCAGGCGCTCAACCTGGCACAGAGCATCGAGGATTTGACCCGCGTTGAGGTGACCTATGAAAGCGCGTCCGAAACCATCAAGATTACCAACGGGACCCACGAAAGCTAAGGGGGTGTGATCATGCCCAATGTGAAAAATATTAAGGTGAGCAATACCAGCTATTCGGTATATGATGTGGATGCTCATACCAAAATCACCCAGCTTTCCACGTCGATGAATACCAAAATCACCCAGCTTTCCACGTCGATGAATACCAAAATCACCCAGCTTTCCACGTCGATGAATTCCAAAATTGAGGACCTGCAGCAGGACCTTGACGCTGAAACGGCAGCACGCACCCAGGCAGTGAAGAAGCTGGAAACCACCGTTGCAGCCCTTGAAAAGCAAAGTGCTACCTATGCCAACGTGAAAGAATATGGAGCAAAGGGCAACGGCACCACCGATGACACGGCAGCTATCAAGACGGCCATTGCAAGCGGCCTGGACCTGTTCTTTCCCGACGGCACGTATAAGATCACCCAGGCGGTCAGCCTAGGTTGCCCGCTCATGGCGGATGGTGCTGTTCTGCTGGCATCCGGCGTCACTGTAACGATGGAAGCGCCCCTGGCGTCCTGCAAACTGCATTTTAAGCGTGCGTCTGGCGGTAAATACAATATCACTGCCGGGCAGATTATCGGGGACTGGTTTATTGATACCGATCTGTCCGACGTCTTCCGGGGTGGGGCGCTGAATAGCTTTTCCGGCACAATTCTGTTCCCGTCCAAAGGATCGTGGGGCACGCCGTCGGGAAAGGTTACTACTACTACGCCGTACCATGTGACCAAAAAGATTTACATGGAAAGTCATGTACGATATGACTTTTGTGGTGGTGTTATCTCTTTTGATACGGCTGCTGCCTGTATTTCGGCATCAGAAGGAGCGCCGGAACGGTCCTACCTGGTAAACGCAACCTTGTGCGCTACCGTCGAAAGCGTGGGGCAGTTCACCGAGGTGGTGAAGTGCGGACGAATCTTTTTCGACAGTTTCCAATGCATCGGCGGCCGTCGCGTCGGTTACTATAAAAATACTGTCAATGTACAGGTGTCCAACATCGTTCACGACTGTTTCTATAACAGTGCGGAGGGGTACTGCTCTTTCGTGCTGGATGAAACGTCGGGCGGTGTCTCTGGCATCTCTGGCAATGCATCTATTCGCTTCTATAACTGCATTAGCAGCATGAACAGCTTAACCGGCGATAGTTCACAATTTATCATTTACAACAGTAATGATATTCGCGATATCTTCATCGATGACTGCGAATGCTCGAGTCCTAGCTACGGTATCCAGATCAACAGCTCCGGTGAGGGTGTTACGGCCTGGAATATATTCATTCGTAACTACGTGGCCGACCAGTGTAACAGATGCATCTATTGTACTAACCTGGGCCGCGGGCAAGTTACGCTTGATAGCTGCTATTTCAATGCGCATGACCGGTGTGTGGAGTTTATCAACAGCGCGGGAACGGTCACTAACTGCCAGTTCATCGGTGACAGGGAAAGCGTTGGTGTTGCGGTCACGGATAGCCAGGGCGTTATCATCACCGGAAACATGTTTAATTCCATCGACCACCCAATTGTGTGCAGTAACGGATTTGCGTGCCAGATCGGTTTTAATACCGTCAACCGTCGGGCCAAATGGGTAAACGACTATGCCTTTAAATTCCTTGGCACGTCCAATGGCAACAGGGTTGTCTGCAATAGCATCATCCCGGCCACGTCCGACAAATATTATACAGCAGCTTTCAGATTTGAAAGCACGTGCTCCGGTAATATCATCGGGCTGAACCATGTAACCGGAACCGAGTTAAGCAACGAGGAAGCAGACCTGGTAAAGATCAGCACTACAAAGGTATAACCACATTCTGTACCCACTCCCCTACCCTACCGGGGTGTGGGTACTATATTTTGTGTCTATTGGCATTTTGTACAAAAATTGATGCATTTGGGAAGAAAATTTTGTGCAAAATGCTATTATGTGT